GGGTCATTACGCAAAGAATGATTCAGGAAAAAAGCCTGAACAGTGGTGTAAATAAGTTTTGCACCAGGCAAAGGTTTATACCCTTCGGTGGAAATACCTACAGTAGCCTCAGGGTAAGTCTCTTGCATGTAAAGGCCTACAGAAGTGCACACAAGGTGGCGTGGAGTGATGACAACAACCCGACGCCTAGCTTTGTCACAAAGGCGTTTCATGAGCCGGGTGCTCTTGCCAGTACCAGTAGGTGCAGAAACAATAAACCGAGGAGGCTCACTGTAACCAAATAACCTCTCGACAGTGGCATCGAAAGACTGAAAGTCGATGGCACCTGCAGGAGAAATAAACCTTATAAAAGCACTAACATAATGAGCCAAAAAAGTGCTAGGTGTAGGGATGTCACCTTCGAAAGGGCTTTGAATCAGCCCTATCGGAAGGGAAAAATTGACGTAAGAAAGAAGATATACGACAAAAGTTTCGATGATATGAACATCAAGTTCAATAACAACTGACAAAACCCTACCAGTGAAGAGGAAAATAAAATTAATAAAGAAATGTTCAATCCCACGGACAAAATCTAAAATCGAAATCCCACGCTTCTTGGAATATGACCTCATCAACAAGTTGTAGAGGTAGTGCCGGGTCATCAACACGCCATAAGGCGTGTCAAAATTAGAGACCACCGGTATCGATTCACTCCTAAGAAAAGCGTAAGGGGTGCGAGACAACAATTTACGCGCAGCGTATGGATCAAGAAGGAGGCCATTTGACGAGGCAATGACCGTCAACGGCCAAGACATATGTTGCGCAAGATTCTTTTGGAGCCAATCGGCCCACCGGGAATTGGCATATCGTGGTGACAACATTGTCGGAAAATCACTAATCCAACGGACAAAGACACCCAAAGCGTCAGGGTTGGTGACGAGCCTAATATCCTTGGCTCCATTGTCAGTGATAACCTCGGCACCTTCTTGATCAGAAAGGTCGGAAAAAGGGACATCAGAGTAAGTGACGTCCTTTGAATACCACTTCCTTAACACCTGGTTATAGGACGGGGCGACGGGGATCTGCTTGTCAGACAACCCCATTTTCTTCCATTTATGATAATGGATTTTATAATAAGACCCAGCTTGCGCAGCAAGAGTATCATACAAATCGCGGTGATGGAAAGTATAGTCAATGTAAGACATCAACACCATATATGACCGGTGAGAATCACGGGCGTTTTTGGCTAAAACTTGACCCTTTATCTTCCCAACAAGGCGAGTACGAGAATGACATGTCGCGAAATTGAGAGGAACTTTAATACCAGCAGAAACAAGCTCGGCTTTGATATCTGGAGTTAAGGGCAAAGGATGCTTCGCCAAGAAACCGAAAGGGGACTCACGCCAACCACCAGTAGGAGGAGTGGCGGTGACTGTCGGGAGGGAATGAATTCCTGGAGCTTCATCCCTCATGACAGTACCAAGGCGAGCCATAGCAGCAATGGCGGCTTCAGGGGACCACCCAAAAACTGGATCATAGCCTAAGACATGATCGTCCCCAAGGTTGGCGAGAGTATTAAAATTGAAAAACTCCCGACAACGAAGGCCAGTAACAGACCTCCAAGCAAAAAGGTAATTGATGTCCAGCATCAAAGAGTTGTCAGCACCAGTGCTAGAATGGCCAGTTGAAGGGGCTTGCGCCTTGAAACCAATGTCACCAAAATTTTTAAAACCCAAAGGGGTGTTAATCAATTTTTCGTAGGTGATGTCGATCAGGGTGCAAATACGATCATGATCCTTATGGAAGGTGTAACCCTTCTTTCGGATCTCTGCGCACATCTTAACAACAAAAGAAGGCTGCGTGGAGTCAAACGCAGTCATATCTCCGGCAAAAATACGCTCCCTTCCCATAAGGGAAGTCCAAAGCTTATTAAAATTGGCACCATTAATGGGCATACCAATTTTTGCGGGAGTTTCCCAAACACGATAATTATGGTTGGGCTTGAAATTGAAAACTGTGGCACGGACATATTCGTCAAAAGAGGAGCCGACCACAGTACGAACCGAACGAGCGAGGAACTTCTTCAACTTAAGAGTTTCAAACTTAGTGAAGACAGGAGAAGGGATGGCAAGGGAAACGTTGTGCTTGAAAACGTTAGCCCAAATCTTCAAGAAACTTTTCTTGCCACCAACAGAATCAATCACCTCTTGGCGGGTAGATTGATGGATGCGCCCATTACGTTGGCGCACCCCAACACCAAAAGCAAAGTTGAACTTCTTGACCCACTTCGAGAA